CATAATAATAACCTCATATAAAGTATATATGAGGTTATAATTGAATGTATTCTTCGACTAAGAAGTAATTAGCGGCCTTTTGAGCGTCTATTTCTACTTTATAAAGTTCGTTATCAAATAAACGTTTAAGAATGGTTTTGGCAGTTGCATACTTGACAAAATCTTTTGGTTGCAATTTTGCGTATCCAACAATGCCATAACCTTTGTTTATATACAGTGCTCTAATTTGATTAGCTAATTCAGTTAAATTGATGAACTTTTTCTTATAAATGCAATACGCTACACCGTGAATAACTCTACCAATCATCACATCAGGATTAACTTTATCTACTACAATATCGATACTTTCTAAGTTAGACTTAGTTTCCAAAAATACTGTATTAGTAGCTCTTTCAGTTTTGAATTGTTCATTTTGTACGTATTGCGAAAAAATCATTCTTCTAACTTACTCAAAAAATTGTTTGTTGCAGTAAATGCTGCAGTAGGATTATCTATAGTATTTATATTATCGAAGAAATCCAAACCGGTGATCATTGTCTTATTAGTCAAATTGATGTTTCTAAGACCTGCAATAATACTATTGTATGCCAATTGAGTAACAAAAGCGAACGCTGAAGTATTTCTTGACTCGTCATAACGGTTAAAGTATAAGAAAATCGTCATGACTGCATCAATTGCTAAATCTGAAATATATTCAGCATATTGCTTATGCAAACCGCATAGAAGCAATACGTCCTTTGGCGATTTTCATGAACTTTAGCCACAAATCATCACGAAGATTTTTGAATTTCAAATCATAAAGTTTCTTTTCTTCTGTTGATAAGCTTTCATAATGAGCAAATTTTGCTGCATTATTCGCAATACGAGTATTAACAAAATTGATTGCTAAATCGTATTTTTCTTTCTTAAGCTTACCAGTTTCGAACTTCTTTGTCATTCGCTTCTTGTAATCATTCAGCCAAGAACCATCGTCTTCTATATTAGTTTTATTGTACTCTAGAATGAGATCACGTAGTTCTGCATTTTTAACATATTCTGCCATATCGTAATACCTTTAACGTTTATTATATAGAAATATAATAAATCTTCGTTATTTTGAATTTAAAGTTTTACTAAAATGCGAAGTCTTCGTCAGCAGTTTCTACTTCTCCACCTTCGTCTGCAGACTGTTTTGCTGCATCGATGATAACTTCTTTTTCCTTCTTCAACCATTCTTCGTTCAATGCATAATCTTCATCAGACATACCAAGAAGTTTGTGCATAATGTAATATTTCGAGAAGGTTGGAGCTAGTTCTTCAGAAGTTGGCTTAGAATTTGCAAGAGAAGGCATTAAATCTTTAAATGTTGTTACTTGGCTTGCAATCTTTTCTGCCATTCCGATAGCTTTAATCTTTTCGAAATCAGAAGAGTAATTGAACTTAATGTTGTAAATGTCCTTATTCAAAAACTTAGCATTAAATCCACGTAGACGCAAGTGTTGAATGAATGTATGAACAATCAAACCTCTTGTAAATCTATCACCAAGTCTTTTACATTCCTTCTGGAATTCAATTTCAGAAAGAGAAGTTTCAACATTCTGAGAATATTGTGCAGAACTACCAGCACCTGCCAAGTCATCATGCCATCTATGAGATGGGAAGTGAATTGCATCCATGACCATCTTTTGGAATATCTTCAAATCTTCAAGCTGACCATTAAATTCAGTAGATGCTTTGTAAGGTTCAACTGAAGAGCCATGACCTGCATCACCAACGCTAAACCAGTAGTCTTCTGTTAATGCTTGAACATTCTTAGAAGAGTTAATTGCACCAGTAGCTGGGTCAAGAGACAAAGCCTTACGATATTGACCTTTCAATTCGTGCATGTAGCTAGGAACACGACTAGGTGGCAATGCACCTGTGTAAATCTTAAACACTCTCTTTTCAGGCGCACGTGTTATACGATAAACGGTTAATGCATCTTCAATAGAGCGCAATTGGTTCAAATGACGAATTGCTGGTTCAAACATACCACGAACATCATTTCTATTAGATGCCCAGTTACCATAACTTGCATAAGCAACTTGGTCAAGTGTAAAGACTTTTGGCTGATCTCTTGTTTGAATATCAATCAAACGAGGATCTTGCATGTAGCCAGTTGCTAAACCTTCATCGTAAATTACCAATGAGCAGAAAGCTGGCAAAACTTTAATACCGAGCAATCTATCACCTTCATCATTTGCGCAAAGTTCCCAGAATTGTTCTGCATCAACCAACCAACGATAGAACAAAGTCCACAAATCATCACGCTTAATAACCGTATTTACGACGTAATTGAATTCATCTTCAAGTGAAATCAATTCAGTACGCTTAAAGTTCTTACTGAAAGCGTCTTTAATGCCGAATTTTAAAAGATTACCATGACAATCTTCATTAACAACTTCATTTGACATCGTAATCAAAGCTTTTGTAACCAATGGGTACAAAGCCATTGAACGATAGAATGAAATTCTTTGAGATTTTGTAGCAAAAACGGCATCGAAAAGAATACCGTTACTATCACAAGGATTAGATGGATCGTAGAATCCATTTGTGCGAGTAGGAAGAAGAGCATTCCAGTTAATGCCATCTTCGTCTCTACCTATACTATTTTGAGTAGCTTGAACCTGTTGAATGTAAGATTGTTCAGGTTCTTTGGCTAAAAATTTATCAGAAAAAGGATTTAAAAAATTAAAGTTCATAATGTATTTATGAACATTTAGTTTTTACTTATTTTTAGGTCTTTTATAGCCAAAAGTTGTAAAATCTTCTTCCTTTTTAACAATTTTATCGTTTTTTCTGTTCTTCACAATGCATCTATGCTTAGCCACGGATTTTGAGAACAGTTTAGTCAAGTAAGCTGAAGTACCTAAAGCGAGTTTGTTCTACATCCTGAACGTCTATCACGAAAACCACCTGTTTGTGTATCATTACAAACTGTTTCATAATGACAAATTTCTTTCGGATGCATAGAATTATCTGAACTGCATCCGAAAGAAATTGAAAATACTGTTAGCAAAAATATTTTTTATAATTATATCTTTATTGACGTTTCATCAATGCTATTCCATCATAACATTGTTCGAAATAAATATATCGTAAATAACCATCAGCTGCATTATAAAAACTAAAGGCTGCTCCATAGTTTTCAGCGAGTTCAATAACTTGTAAAGCAGTTTCTTTGTTTAAAAATGTCGTAATATGTTGAACGCTTTGTTCAATTGGCTCACATTCATAAGTAAAGTTTGCCCTATTGCCACAAATTGCATTTAATGCAGCATAGCCTTCAACTGGTTTAGATTTATCATTAATCGCTACATCTATATTATATCCATTACACACATTACCAATTTCAAGACTCCAATATGATGTGCGTGAAGAACTTGAATAAGTTTGTGTTTGTTGTATAGAAGAACTTGAATAAGTTTCTGGTTGATTATATTCTGTTTCTGTTGATACTCCATTATTACCACAAGCAATGATGAATAAAGCAAAAACAACAACAAATAAAATTAGTTTTTTCATGAATTTATTTTCCTGTTTGTTAAGTATTTGATAAATTAAATATAATAATTTAAACTCAAATTGTAAACCTAAAAATGTAAAATTATACAAAAAGTTAGGGATAGAGCAGCGACTCTATCCCAAGTAGTACGATGGCTACCTATCCTTATTTTTAGGTCTTTTATATCCAAATGATTTAAGATTATATTCTTTTTTGGTAATCTTATCACCGGCTTTTTGGTTTTTAAAACCACATCTACATATAGCAGTTGATTTGCTATATAATTTAACTAAATATGCTCCAGTTCCGAGCGAATGTTGATTTTGAGCTTTAACATTACCATCTTTTTCTGGTAACCAATCTATTACAAAATTTGCTATACTAGCTGCATTTGCTTCAGTTTTAGAATCTATATCATAGTTAATTTCAAAATCATTTACATAATTGGCATTTGCAGTATATATCCATAAATGCAAATTGTATTTAACACTGTATAATGGTATATTCGTTCCATTTTTATGATAATCTTGTCTAAAATCATCAGTACAGTTTTCATTTATATATTCTTCTACTGATATACCAAGATTAGATGCACCAACTACATTACCTTTTTCATCAACAGGTATTTTATCATTTTTTATTATATCTGATAATGTAGATACATTTCCTGTTGCTGATACAGATGGAAGTGCAATGTCAATCTTAAATCCGATACCGACTGGGTCTGGTTTGTCATCACTTTTCAGAGTAGTAATTGTGTAAGGTTTTTTATCGTTGTACTTGTTGCCTTCCGAGTAGAAGCTATCAACTTTATCCTGATTTACTTCTGTTACAGGATTGACAATTTCGATTGCGATATCCTTTGCTGCCTTCATTAAGACTCTGACAGTATCAGCAGCAACGTTGCCTGCCTTATCCACATATCGGCGTATAATATAGTTGAAACCTTTTTCAAGACGCTGCAATGTCAAAGTATCTTGAGTTTCTTCATTGACTGTCCATTTGACTGCAATCGCATTCGTATTGAAATTTTCCATTTCGTTAGGTGTCAAAATTTCAACCTTTGGAGGAATATCATCGAAAATAATGTCAACTTTAGAAGATGCTTTGTTTCCAAAATCGTCAGTATATTCGTATTCGATTGTATACTCAATATTGCCTTCTTTATTCTTTACAATCTTCTTATCATCATTTAAATAGTAAGAAACTGTTGTGCAAGAATCAATGTTATAAGAAACTTTATAATCACCGATACGTTGACCTGTTAAATTATCAGTCTTGTAAGAAATTGTTATTTCGTTTCCATCTTGCTTAATTGTATAAGTGACAGTTTGAGTAATATCAACTTCTTTCATAGTCTTTGCTTTAACAATCTTAGTCAAAGTAACTTCTCTACCATCAACTTTTACAACTTCTTTAACTTCAGCAAGTCCACCACCAATTGGAGTAACAGTTGCAATACTTTCATCAATCAAATAGTTGTATTCTACTACATTCTTTGAGCTTATATGAACTGTATCAAGTTTTACTTCAATTGGGAATTTCTTTTCAGTCTTATGAATTGTATCTCTGACTGTAACAAGTAGTTTATTATTCTTCTTATTAACGTAAATCTTGTCGTCTTTCTGTTCTTCAATCGTGATATAGTCAATTAGTGCATCTGTTGACTTTGCATTTGTCAAAGTCACAACTGGAGGTGCATCATTGAATAGAACTACTATAGAATCACAAACAGTCTTCTTAGCATTACATACTTTGATTACTGTATCTTTGTGAATAGTTGGATTGTCAAAACTAGTAGTACAACTGTCACCTTCACAAATATTCCACTTATATTCATGGACAGGATCATTAGTCTTTACTGTATCAGGAGGTGGGTTTTTATCCCATTCTGTAATTTTAACAGTTTCAGGTTCATCTAACACACGAATAACAACAGTTGCAGTATCATAGAATGTACCATCAGTAACAATAACTTTTACAGTGTCTTTATCTTTCTTTTCAAAGTCAATTGGGTTCTTAATTGTAATTACGCCAGTTGAGTCAATTGAATAATTTGTAGTGTCAGTAATTGTGTACTTAACAGGAGTTTTATCTTCATCTGTTCCAGTAACTTTACATACTTTTCCTGTGTAGTTTTCTTTAACACTACATGTAGTATCTTGAACATGCACAGGTTCATTAACATTATCGACGTAAATTACGAAACTTGTATCTTTCTTTGAACCATCAGTAGATTTTACAGTTACAGTCACAGGATATTCTGACTTTGTTTCATAATTCAATGCAGTATTCGTTGTAATTACGCCTGTAATTGGGTCAATCTTGAAAGAAGTAGTATTGATAGTGTAAGTTACGTCTGTACTATCTGCATCTTTACCAATTATTGCACCTACAATTGTTCCAAGTTCAACGTTTTCATCTACATGTTCAACTTTTCCAGTAACAGTAATAGGTTCATCAATATTTGTTATCTTAATTGTATAATTTGCACTATCTGCAAACTCACCATCGATAACTTTGACCTTAATTACGTAAATTGTGTCTTCTGTTTCATAATCGAAAACATGATTTGTTGTAATTATGCCATCTTTTACATCAAATAAGCCACTTGGATCTTCGAATGTCCAAATAAGTGTATCTTTTCCATCATCAGTATACTTAATATTGCCAATATATCCTGAACCAGGTGGT